GGACATCCTCAATGGCTGATTCAGCTATCAAAACCTGGGGGCAGGGGCTCGACTACACCTTCCAAACACGCCACTCTTGGCGGCATGGTAACGGTAGTAAAACTGCCCGAATCAACACCTCACACTTCACCCGTCTTCGTGGCCGTTCGTTTCCACTCAGCAAGATTACTTCGCCAGTAATGGCACAAGTGACTGCTGAGCTAGAGGATGAACAGAAGTCTGATGCGACGATTAACAGAATTGTCTCGGCAGTTTCGACAGTTCTCAACCACCTTGCTTTTGAGGGACTGATTGATACTGCCCCGCGATTCCGTCGCAGGAAGGAGAACGAGCATCGCCTCACCTTTTTCTCTAAGGAAGAGGTCGAACAGATGGCTGCTGCAGCTATCGATGTCTTTGATCGTCAAGACCTAAAGGACATCATCCTCTTTGCTGCCTATACAGCAGGGAGACAGGGTGAGATCCTCAAGCTGACATCGAAGGACATTGATCTTTCCTCTCGCTTGATCCACTTCGGAGGTAGGCCCGACTTCATCACCAAGGCTGGTAATTACCGTTCGGTTCCAATTCACGATCGTCTCATGCCCATGCTCACAGCAAGGCTTGAACTTGTTGGCAGTGGTGTGAAGATCTTTGGTGATGAGTGGCGTGACAAGGATCAACTGCTGCGAGCCTTCAAGAAAGTCCGCAACTACATCGGCAAGGATGACAGTTATGTCTTCCACTCCCTCCGCCACAGCTTTGCCACCTGGGCAATCGATGCCAATGTAGGTATCAGGATTGTCCAAGAGTTGCTTGGGCACAAGACCATTGAAACCACCCTTCGTTACGCCAAAGTGTCCAGCAAGGCCCGCTGTGATGCCATCCACTCCATCTAAAGTATGAACCTTTGTGACAACCCCAGCCGTCCGCCGTGACGCTGGGAACAGACCATTCTTTTCCACTTCAATTCCACTAACGATGGCTTCCATCACTCTTCCCGAAAAGCTCACTGCTAAAGAAATCAAGGCTCTCTCCGAGAAGGCCAAGGCTCAACTTGTGGCCAAGATCGAAAAGATCACCATCAAGGGTCACCTCATCGATGAGATCGATCCCTCAGACACCACCAACTTCGGCCCTGAGGATCGCCGCGCCTTCCAGATCCCCGTGTTCCACTACGAGGCCGATGTGACCGGCTTCGGGGTGCGTCGTCGTAGCTCTGGCGTTGCCGTCCGAGGCGAGCGTTCCCAGGCTGCCAAGGTGCTCAAAGAGGCCAAGGCAGTGGTCAAGGGCCTCAACGCTGGCGAGTCCTTCCCGGCCCTCGTCCTGGTCCCTACTGGCCGCCCCCGTGGTCGCCAGAAGGCTGCCTGAGCCGCTTCTAGCGTGACTACTGGTCGCCTGCTACAGTCCGTTTCGGTTCCACAAGCGGTCGGCTCTCACCGAGTCCAATCGTTGGAATCCACACGCGGATGTGGCGGAATTGGTAGACGCGCTAGTTTCAGGTTCTCGTTCGACTACTTTTCCACTAGTGCAAAGGCCGGGGGTAAAAGCCCGGCTTTCTTTTGCCTACTGAGGTTGCACTCAGCAAGGAATCTAATCACTGGTTCTAGCGTGGAGTCTCATCACTAAGCAATTAACTTTACGAATGTACCTGAAGCCCACTGAAGAACAAATTGCTAAACAAATTGAGCTTGAGCGTGAAGCAATCAGCGTTGGTATCCTGCGACTAAAGGAGAACACTAAGTCCCTAGAGAAGAGGACCTACGCATCAGCTACTCTCTATGGTGTGGCATCGATTGATGCTCTTCTCCCGCTACTTAGTGAGGAGTTAGGTAAAACCATGAAGGCCGCAATCTTCGGCAGGACCAATGGACAGTTCTTTGCTGAGGTCGCTGCATACCTAACTGACATCGAGCCTGAGGCCCTAGCTGCTATAGCCCTAAAGATCACATTCGACAAGGTTTTCTCTCACAAGGGAGCAGACTCTCAGGCTGCAGAGGTCATGGCCTGTATCGGCTACGGAGTTGAGCAGGAATGTCGGATGCGCTACTACGAAGCTGAAGACTCGGACCTACTAGGAAGGATCAAGCGGAAGTACTGGCACTCAAGTTGCGGTACAGCTAACAAATCCAAGTTGGCTGGCATCTTGATGAAACGCAACGGCATCACCTGGGGTAACTGGAAACGGGAACTGCGGGTGAAGCTCGGAGGCTGGCTCCTCGATGGGATCTGCCGGGTCAGCAACTGGTTCGACAAGGATCACCGCAAGAGCCCTAAGGGAACCGACCTCTTCATCATCCCCAGTGCCTTCTTCCTGGAGCACCAGGATCGTCTGATGGCTGAGGCGGAGATCTTCTGCCCCCTCGCCTGGCCCATGCTGGTGCCTCCCCAGGACTGGTCTGCAACATCTATGGGGGGATACATCCTGAACGAGCTGATGGCGGGTCACAAGCTCATCCGTGGATCTAGCCAGACACGTAGGCCGGGAGAGATGACGGAGCCCCTGAGGTTCCTCAATACGCTCCAGCATGTGGCCTATCGACTCAATCCAGCGACTGTCGCAGTGGCAGAGGTTCTCCTGGAAAAAAGGATCATGGTCGGGAAGTTTGTCCCGATTGTTGAGTTCCCTCTACCACCTAAACCCCACGACATCGCCGACAACAAGGAGTCTCGTCAACAGTACAGACGAGAGGCGGCAGAAACTATGAACAAGAATGCTCAGATGTTTCGTCGCTCATGTCGCACCAGGAAGTGTATGGAGCTGATCGCCCGCTTTAAGGAGATCGAGAGGTTCTACCTACCGTGGTCTTTTGACTACCGAGGTAGAGTCTATCCAATCCCTGCATTCCTGACACCACAGGATACCGACTTCGGCAAGTCCCTACTTCGCTTTGCTGATGAGTCTCCGATGACTCCTGATGCTGAGAGGTGGCTTGCGTTCCAGGTTGCTACTACCTACGGTCTCGACAAGGCGACCATGGAAGACAGACTTGACTGGACCGCAAGCAACCACAGTCTGATTAGCCGTGTCGCACTCGATGCACTAGGCAATATATCTGACTGGGAAGCAGCAGAAGAGCCCTGGCAATTCCTAGCTGCCTGCGAGGAATACCATGCCTGTGTAATCACCAACACACGGAACACAACTGGCCTCGCTGTAGCAATAGACGCAACCTGCTCAGGGCTGCAAATTCTGGCTGGTCTCGCAAGGGATGGGTCCACCGCTGCACTTGTCAACGTCTCTCCTGCAGAGAAGCCTCAGGATGCCTACAAGGCTGTTGCTGAAGTTGCCAAGACCAAGCTACCTAAGAGGTTGGCTGACTTGCTTGATCGAAAAGTCACCAAGAGGACGGTGATGACAATCCCGTATAACGCTAAGGAATACTCAAACCGTCAGTACATCCGAGCTGCACTCAAGGACAAGGATGCTGAGTTCACATTTGAGGATCTAAAGGACATCACGAAAGCTGTTGTCTCTTCCATGAATCAAATCGTCCCAGGTCCAATGTCAGTCATGCGTTGGATCAACGATGAGGTCCGTGAAGCCCTGAAACGTGGAGCAACTTCATTGGAATGGACAACACCTTCTGGGTTCATTGTCCACCAGTATCTGATGAAGCGGGAGTTGAAGCGAATCGATCTTCAGCTTCTTGGCTGTTGCAAGATCACGGTAAGCGGCGATGAGACAAAGATCATCGACAAGAATCGGCATAAGGCAGCAACTGCTCCCAACCTGATTCACTCGCTTGATGCCAGTCTTTTGCACTTGGCATTTCAGAACTTTACGGAGCCTTTCTCCGTCATCCACGATTCCGTCCTTTGTCGGGCAACTGACATGGGATTGCTGAATCGAATTGTGCGAGAAACGTATGTCAAACTCTTTGCTGAGAATGACTACCTAAGAGACTTCGCACAGCAAATCAACGCAGTCAATGATCCACCCATCATTGGCGACCTCTCACCCGACATCGTTCGGGATTCCACCTACTTCTTTTGTTAATGGCCTTCCCCCAATACGTCACCAAAGAGCCTGTTGTTCTTGACGGATTCCAAGCTATTCTCAAGCCCTCTGAATACGGATTCGGTGCTCAGGTTGCAGTCGGCCAAGAGCTGATTGATCAACTGGTTGCTGATCGTGAGAAGCTGCTGAGCGACCTCACCAGCAAGATCGATGCCAAGAAACTCAAGCGAATGGTACTGAAGCCTGAACCTTGGGAAGACATCGCTGAGGCCACCTATCGACTCAAATTCTCTTGGGATGCCAAGAAAAAGCCAGTCATCATCGACACGGTTGGTACGGTTCTCGATGATCCCAGGATCAAGCTCTACAGCGGCTCCTTGGTGAAGGTTTCGTTCTATCAGAAACCTTATCAGACACCTGACTCCTACGGGACCAGTATCAAGGTGATTGGCCTCCAGGTGGTTGAAATCAGTGATGGCGCACCTCGCCTCAGTGCCGACAATGCGCTCGATATGTTCGGTGGTGCAGTGCCTGGTGGCTTTGTGGCAGAGGATGTGGAGGATGCAGAGCTGGCTGAAGAATCTACTGAAGCTAGCGAATACTGATGCCCAACTTCCGATCAAAGCTGGAGGGCAAGGTCAATGATCTCCTCCAGCTCAATCGGATTGACTACAAGTACGAATCAGAGAATATCCCTTACACATTAGAGTGTAAATACAAGCCTGATTTTGTATTGGCGAATGGCGTGTATCTGGAAGTCAAGGGTTACCTTGATGCAGATGATAAGCGCAAGATGATCGCCGTCAAAAAGGATAACCCTGAACTTGATATTCGTTTTGTATTTCAATCCCCATATTCCAAAATTCCACGCACCAAGATGACTCATGCCCAATGGGCTGAGAAACATGGGTTTCCGTGGTGTCACTACCAACAAATCCCCCCAGCATGGCTAAAGAACAGTCAACGTTCAACCACTACAGCGACAATCAAAGGATTAACATCCGATTGACTGGTGATGGTCCTGAAGGGGAACTTTGCCTGTCTGATCAAGTGCATGGTTTTCTTGATTTCCTGGCTGCTCAGGGTTGGGCTGAAGCATCAATCCATGAAGTGATTCGGGATGCTATTGAATGAATCCTCTGAACATCTCTACCACGAACCATGTTCAGAATGTGGATCATCTGATGCCGGTTCAAGGTATTCAGATGGCCATTTTTACTGCCACAAGTGCGGGCATTACCAAAGCGGAGACTCTGATTCTCCCAGACAATACCCCATGAAATCCACCAATGTTGAAATCAAAGGATCAGCGACACGGCTCCAGAAACGACGCATCAAAGCGGAAACGTGCAGCAAGTTCCAAGTCCTCAAAGACGACGAACTTCTACGCTTCTATTATCACGACAGCTCTGGAAAGGTTGTCGCAGCGAAGGTAAGGAATCCAGAGAAAAATTTTTGGTGGGAAGGGGCTAACAAGGATCACCGATTTTTCGGTCAGCAGCTTTGGTCTTCCTCTGGTAGATCAACTGAGAAGTACACCCACCAAGTCATCATCACTGAAGGTGAACTGGATTGCCTGAGTGTCTTTGAAGCCTTCCCAACAATGTGGCCGGTAGTATCACTTCCTGATGGGGCTCCCGCTGCTAAGCGATCTGCACAGAAGCAGCTTGAGTGGCTGCAGGCATTCGATGCTGTCGTCTTGTTCTTCGACAACGATGAGGAGGGTCAGAAAGCAGCGGAAGCTGTAGCTCAGATCCTGCCAACTGGTAAGGCAAAGATCGCCAAGCTCGATCCAAAGTATAAGGATGCCTCGGATGCCCTACAGGCTAACGATGTAGAGGCCATCAAGAAAGCGATCTGGAAAGCTGAGGTCTGGAGTCCTGCTGGCATTGTCAGTTGGGATCAACTCATCTCAACGATCACAACTCCCAACGCACCCAGTGTCTACGACTACCCATTCAAGGGTCTCAGTCGGATGTTGCATGGCATTCGTTATGGAGAGCTGATTACTACTACTGCTGGTAGTGGAATCGGCAAGAGTTCGTTGTACCGACAGTTTGCTGCCAGCCTCCTTGATCAAGGTGAATCCATTGGATACATCGCACTTGAGGAGTCCAACAAGCGAACAGGTCTGGGCCTGATGTCTGCTGCCCTTGGTGAACCGTTTCATGTGGGCACAAGGTCAGCCGCTGAGTTGAAGGTTGCCTACGACAAGACGGCTCACTGGAAGCTCAATATGTTCGATGGGTTTGGTTCTTACGATCCAGACATTATCTACAACAGGATTGAGTACATGGCACTTGGGTTGGATGTCCGCATCTTCTTCCTTGATCACCTCTCCATTTTGCTAAGTGGTTTGGATGGCGACGAGCGACGGACAATCGACATCACCATGACTCGCCTTCGATCTCTAGTGGAGCGGACAGGGATCACACTCTTTCTGATCTGCCACCTATCCGGTTCTGGTGATGGGGGCAGCTACGAAGAAGGTGGTCGAGTGAAGCTCACGAACCTACGTGGCTCAAAGAGTATCGGCCAGCTCAGTGATACCGTCATTGCCCTGGAGCGTGACCAGCAGGATACCTCCACTGACACAACCTGCCGTGTTCTCAAGAATCGCTATACCGGCGAGACTGGACCAGCTTCCATGCTGAAGTGGGATCGAGATACGTGTAGGTATGAAGAGGTTCAATCGTTGTGTCCTGATGGTTACTCAGTCGAGAGCGTTACAGCATCTTTGATGGGGGAGGAGTTCTGATGCGCCTAATTTTCGACATCGAGACGGACGGTCTTTACCACTCACTCTCCACCATCCACTGTGTTGCCATCTACGACATTGATTCTGATCAGACTCTGGTTTACAACGATCAGGGTACTGGCTGCCCTGGCTGTGTGGCTGGTGGCAGGTCTATCGCTAATGGCATCAGCCTCCTCGATAGCGCCGATGTGATCATTGGCCACAACATCATCTACTACGACATCCCAGTAATTCAGAAGTTCTTCCCCTGGTTCAATCCAGCCGGAAGGGCAATGGATACCCTGCTTCTCTCTAGGCTCACCTACCCTGATCTTAAGGAACGGGACTTTGCCCAGCGTACCCAAGGTATGCCTGCTGGTCTCTATGGTCGGCATAGCCTTGAAGCCTGGGGCCACCGTCTGAATGAGAAGAAGGATGACTTCGGTAAGACAACCGACTGGAGTAGCTGGTCTCCTGAGATGGAGAAGTACATGGTTCAAGATGTCACCGTTACCACCAAACTATGGTTCAACTTCCACAAGACTTATCCTGGCTTGCCCTAGAACACAGAGCAGCAGAGATCCTGTCTGCTCAGGAAGTCTACGGCTGGCGATTTGATGTCCAACGTGCCCAGGAGCTGGATTCACAGCTTAGCCAAGAGCTGCGTACTCTCCAGGAAGAGGCGATCGACAAGAACCCCTTAGTGCCCGATGTTGAGTTCACTCCTAAGCGGAATAACAAATCAAAGGGCTACTATGCTAGTGCCCCATTCTGTAAACTGAAGGATTTCAATCCTACCTCGCGGGACCAGATTGCTTGGATCCTACAGCGTGAGGGTTGGAAGCCTAAGGAGAAGACTGATAGCGGCAAAGTCCAGATTGATGAGATTGTGCTCAAAGAGGTGGGAACACCGACTGCACTCTCATTCTTTCGGATGTTGGAACTGACCAAACAGATCGGGATGCTCTCTCAGGGAGACAATGCCTGGCTGAAGCTGGTCACTCCACAGGGGAGACTACACCACCATTGCTCATCAAAAGCTGTCACCCATCGTTGTGCTCACAGCGGACCCAATCTAGGTCAAGTACCTTCGGATCTGAGGTTCCGTGAGCTATTCATTCCTGATGAACGTGATGTGATGGTTGGTGCTGACTTGTCTGGCATCGAACTTCGCATGTTTGCTCACTACCTAGCTAGGTACGATGGCGGCAAATACGCAGACATCCTTCTCAACGGTGACATTCACCAAGTCAATGCTGACAAGATCGGCATCAGCCGTAAGGCAGTGAAGACTGTCACATACGCCTTTCTCTATGGTGCTGGTGATGAGAAGATCGGCCTCTCCTACGACCCTCAACTGAAACCGGCAGCGGCAAAGAAGAAGGGTGCTGAGATTAGGAAGGCTTACCTTGAAGCCATCGACGGATTGGAAGAGTTGGTCAAGGGTGTCAAGGATGCTGCAACCAGTAGGGGCTACATCCTCTCGATTGACAAGAGACGGATCAAGGTCACCTCACCTCACAGTGCTCTCAACTATCTACTCCAGTCAGGTGCTGGTGTGATTGCAAAGCGTTGGATGGTGATGGCTAACCATGAGATCTTTGTTGCACTACTGAACTCGATTGTGCATCAGTTGGCATTTGTCCACGACGAGCTGCAGTTCACCTGTCACCCTGAGTTCACCAAGCAACTGAGTGAGATCCTTACATCATCAGCTCAAGAGGCTGGTGAGTTCTACAACATGCGCCTACCCATCGCTGCCGAAGCAAAGGTCGGGAATAACTGGGCAGAAGTACACTAACCATCGCATACATGGCATTGCTGATTGATGCAGACTACACTCTCTATATGAGTGCGGCTGCTTGTGAAACCGACTACGATTACGGTGATGATGTCATTGTTGTCCAAAGTAGGTTCGGTGATCTCCAAGAGAAGTTGACCCGAGAGTTCAAGAAGATCTCTGATCGTTTCCCTGATCAAGAGATGATCCTGTTCTTCTCTGACAGCGAGAACTTCAGGAAACAGATCTACCCTGAATACAAGGGAGCACGGAACCGTAAGAAGCCTTGTGGCTATCGTCGGGCAATCGACTGGCTCAGTGAGGACTACCAGATCGAGCGGGAACTTCAACTGGAAGCTGACGATCTCCTAGGCATCTGGCAGACCAGGGATAACTCAGAGCACATCATTGTCTCTCCCGATAAGGACATGCGCCAGATTCCTGGACGTATCTTCAACGGTGATGAGTTGTTTGAAGTGACTCCTGAGGAAGGTATTCGCTGGCATCTGATTCAATCCCTCAGTGGAGATCAGACAGATGGCTATGGCGGATGTCCTGGTATCGGAGTCAAAAAGGCTGAAGGGCTTTTCGACAAGTTCGGCCAAACGTGGTCAACAGTAGTAGCTGCATACGAGAAAGCTGGGCTCACTGAAGCTGACGCTCTGATGAATGCTCGCCTCGCTAAGATCCTCCAACACGAAGACTATGACTTTGCCGAACAATCAGTACGACCGTGGACTCCAGCAGCTTCCTGAGCTGAAGTTTGAACTGAGACTTGAGCAGCAGTTGACCATCTCGCAGATGGATACCGGCCTCTTCAAATGCTCAAGGACTGAGCTGGTAGATCATATCAAGAAGATCACCACTCTCTACTACATCCACAGGAATCAAGTAGCTGACCTTCTCCGACACATTACCTCCAATCACATGGCCTCGATGATCCCCTCCAACCTTGGAGCTTTACCTGAGCCTGAACCTGAACAGGAACCCCAACATACTGAATGGAAGGCAAAGGTTCAGACTGAGCCTTACGAAGTTGACTTCATTCCCTCTGACGCACTGCTGAATCTCTGATATGACAAACGTTCAATCCACCCTTGAACAATTCGATGAACCTGCCGGTGAAGCTCGCAAGTCTGCAGAATCAGCCAAGAAGGTAAGACTTGAACTCTTGCCACCAATGGCCATGGAGAGTATTGCAGAGGTTCTTACCTTTGGGGCTGAGAAATACGATGCCAACAACTGGTGCAGAGGCGCCCGCTGGGGCAGGTATTACGCCGCTCTCCTTCGTCACCTATTCGCCTGGTGGAGGGGGGAAGAGATAGATCCTGAAACTGGGTTGAGTCATCTTGCCCACGCTGGCTGCTGCCTGGTGTTCTTGCTGGAATATCAACGCAACGGTTGGGGTAGCGATGACCGATTCCGTGGGCCTGATGGGAGGTCATTCCAAAAGCACGACAATCTCACTACTGAAGGTCTACTCTCCAATGTCTGACGATAGAAAACATTTCCTTATTGCATTCTACGCTGATCAGTTTAGAGATGTAATGGGATCCCCCATTGGAACCGTAGAGCCAGCTTCCAAAGATGACCGTCTTCAGATCTCCCTCATCGAAGAAGAATCAAATGAATTGATTGAGGCTTGGGAAGAAGAATGTAAGGCAGGAGCTGAGCCAGTCCTTAAGGAACTAGCTGATCTTGTCTACGTCTGCTTTCAACTTGCATCTGCCCGTGGTTGGGATCTGAGCACCGCATTGAGTCGTGTCCATGAATCCAATATGAGCAAGTTGGTCAATGGCCAGCCTCTCAGGAATGAAGACGGCAAGGTACTCAAAGGACCAAACTACAAACCACCTACCCTCACTGACCTCGTATGATCACTGCACAGAAAGTTGTCCGTACTGGACGTGTTCAAAGCTGGATCGACAATCCTGAATCCCGCCTCCCTGTGAGCTGCACGGTCTTCGTTGTTGAGGACAGCATGGAAGGGCCTGAGGGGATCGAGCAGTCCTGGAGGTTCGTCAGCCACGCTCTCCGCAACGGTGCAGGGGCTGCCGTCCACCTGTCGAAGCTGCGTCCCCGTGGCAACGACAATGGCCGTGGGCTGGTCTCAAGTGGCCCTGTGAGCTTCGCCAGGGTCTACTCCACCCTGAACGAGACTCTTCGTCGTGGAGGTGTCTACAAGAATGGTGCCGTGGTGTGTCACCTTGATATCAACCACCCTGACATCCTGGAGTTCTGCAACACCAGCCGTAGCGAACTGGAGTGGATCAAGCGATGCGTCGATCTCGATTGGGATCTCTGGGATGCTGCTGATCAAGAAGTTCGTGATGCAATCATTGCTGGCATTCAGCGTGGAGACATCTGGCTAAACAAGATCAAGTTCGACAAGAACGGTGATCGGATCTACGGCAACGTCTGCCTTGAAGTCTACCTGAAGCATCGTGGGACTTGCCTCCTGCAGCATGTGAATCTCGGTGCCTGCCGCCATGGCACAGACGACATCTTCAATGCCTTCAGGGAAGGGATGCTGGAGCTAATCGAGCTTCACTCAAAGACTGGTGTTGGTGACACTGGCGAGTACCTGACTCCTGAAGAGGATCGCCAAGTCGGACTGGGTCTGATTGGCCTTGCTAACTACCTCAGGTTGTCAGGAATTACCTATGCTCAACTTGCTAATTCCTTTGACCTCTTCTTTGAGGGAGATGATGATTGCAGCGATGCTGGTAGGTTCATAGACCAATTGGCAGAAGCGATCTACACCGCAGCCAGTATTGCTAAGAAGGCTGAGATGGATCGAGCCTTCGCCATTGCTCCTACTGCTAACTGCAGCTACCGCTCACGGGACATCGCAGGCTTCACATCAGCTCCTGAGATTGCACCTCCCATTAGCCGAGAGGTTGACCGGGATAGCGATACGTTTGGAGTCGAGCACTTCTCCTACGGTCATGTGGAGATCGCATCTGAAGTAGGCTGGGATGTCTACTATCGAGTATGCAACGGCATCGTCCGTTTGTTCAACGACACCAAGCTCTTCCATGGCTACTCCTTCAACTCCTGGAGTGACATGGTCACCTATGACGAAGAGTTTGTTGAGACTTGGCTTGGATCCGAACAGACGAGCCTGTACTACTCCCTGCCTGTGATGGAAGGTACTCAGGATAAATCTTCTGCCATGAGTGCCCTCGATGAAGATTACGATCTCTTTGGTGACATCTTCGCACCACTGTCGGATGAAGAGATCGAAACTGGTGTAGCAATCAAGAATCCTCCTACAGTACCTCATAAGATTGAATGTATCGCATGTATGGAATGACAACTCTCTATGACAAACTACTTGCCAGGAAACGTACCTGGACACCAGTTCAAACCAAAGCTGGAAAACTTCGTGAAGGTGCAGAGCTTTCCATCTACCGGGCACTTGCTCTGCGTCAGCTTGAACTTCCTGTAGGTGATTTCATTAAGGATGCCTGTAGTAAGGAGATCCCTGAAGCTAGCCGTACTCTCCTTGAATCAAACGTAGTCGATGAAGTTAAGCACGACCTTGCCCTCAGTTTCATCGCTAATGCTATTGGGACTGATCCTGAGGCTGAAGCTGCCGCAACGCAATTCAGAGAGGCATGGGAGCATCACCCAGATCACACCGTCGTCAAGGCGATGGTCCTGGAGCGGAGCGTGTTCTTCGTCATCCTCCCGTTTTTCCGATTCAACGGTGATGCCGGTCTGCGAACCGTAAGTGCTGACATCTCCAGAGATGAACAGATTCATGTTGCAGCGAACACCCTTGTATGCCGTGAGCTGGGCTACAGCTTTAGTAAGTCTCTCGATGTTCTTCGCCAGGAGACTATCCGATGGATCATGGAACCGCTGGGTAATTCAGATGAAAGATTTCTTGATTCTGATTTCTGGATGAGTCAGAGCGATTCTCTCCTCTACCAGGGGAAGGCTGATGGTCTGACGGAAACGAAACGTGCTCGGATGCCCGCCTTCTTTGAGCACAGTAACTCTAACTTACCTCAGTATGCCTAAAGAGCTTTCCCTCCAGGATGTCACAGAGCTGTCTACTGACTCTCTGTTGGCTGAACTGGAAAGCACCTTCCCTGAAGAGTCTCCTAATCGAACTGAATCTTTGGAGGATCTCATGTGGCGAGGTGGCCAGCGTAATGTTGTGAACTGGATCAGAGAGAGGATTAACGATGGCTAGCGTTGCAGAGCAGAGAGCTAAAGAGCAACTTATCGCTTCTATGGAGCGTGGTGGCTGGAAGGTCTCTGACGGCACTGTACTTCCTGCAGGAACAAAAACTACTACAAGCCCATACGGTTGGGAAGAGAGGTTCGGTAAAGAGAGCACAAAAGCCTATAACGGTTCTTTGACTTTCTATAGGCCCGATTCCGTACCTTCCCAAGCTCCGACTGCGGCACCCGCACCTGCACCTCCTCCTCCAGCTCCAGTGGCTCCGGTGCTCGACCAGCCTGCAGTTGTTGCAGCCTACGGTAACCCAGAGCTGACAATCCCTGGAGTTGATGTCCGCCTGACGGGCGAGAACATTGGCATCAAGCCCCGCAAATCAAATGCAAGGGCATCTGGTGCTACCAGTAAGGGAACAGGTCAATTAACAATCCCCAGGTCATCTGGTTCCAATCCCCTTAACATCTAATGAGTTCAGCACGAAAAAGATATGACTCTCTAACCAGCTTCCGTACTCAATATCTCAACACCGCTATCGAGTGTGCTCAGCTTACTCTTCCCTATCTGATTCGTCAGGACTTATCCCAAGTGAAGGGGTCCGTGCAGTCGCTGACAACTCCGTGGCAGAGTATCGGTGCTAAGGGGGTGATGTCGCTTTCATCGAAGCTGATGCTGGCGCTCTTCCCTACTCAGACCAGTTTCTTCAAGCTGCAGGTTGATGAGAGTAAGTTAGGTGAAGTCGTTGATACACAACAAAACCCGGAAGTTAAGACAGAACTTGAACAACATCTTGCTACTATCGAGCGTCAGATCCTCGATAACATCGCTGAGTCAAACGATCGGATTGTACTCAACCAAGCCCTGAAGCACGCTATTGTCACTGGCAATGGTCTCTGCTTCATGGGTAAGGACTCAATGAAGTTCTACCCACTGAATCGTTTTGTCGTTGACCGAGACGGTAACGATAATGTCATTGAGATCATCACCAAGGAATCAGTCAGTGAAGAGATTCTTGAAGACGATCCAATCTACAATGAAGTTCTGAAACTCAAGAGCGACGACTTAAGTTCTGACGACGAAGAAGATGATTGCGATGATCCAATCGGGTTGAGTGATAAGGTTATCTACACTCGCATCTACTTGGAGGACAATCAGTGGAGGTGGTATCAGGAAGTTGATGGGATCAAAATCCCTAAGACTATGGGTAAGGCTCCTAAGGATAAATCTCCTTGGATTGTAATCCGCTTCAATGTAGTTGACGGTGAGTGCTATGGGCGTGGCCGAGTTGAAGAGTACCTAGGTGATCTTCGATCCCTTGAAGCTCTGATGCAGGCAATCGTAGAGGGATCCGCTATTGCAGCTAAGGCCCTCTTCCTCCTGAATCCTGGTGCCACCACCAAGGCCAAGACCGTCTCATCGACACCCAACGGTGGCATCATTCAGGGCAAAGAAGGTGATCTGACGGTAGTTCAGGTCAACAAGGCTCTTGATTTCAGGACAGCAAAGGAAACAATCGCTGACCTCACCATGAGGCTTAACGAAGCATTCCTGATCCTCCAGGTACGGCAGTCTGAACGGACAACCGCTGAGGAAGTGAGGATGACACAGATGGAGCTGGAGCAGCAGGGTGGAGGGATGTTCTCACTGCTGACTGTTGAACTACTCCGCCCCTACCTGACTCGCAAGCTATTTGCTCTGCAGAGAGATGGCAAGATCAAAAAGATCCCTGATCGCTACGTTCGTCCTACCATCGTAGCTGGCCTGAATGCTATTGGCCGTGGTCAAGATGCTGAGTCCCTTCAGCGGCTGATGATGACTTTCTCACAGGCTTATGGTCCGCAGGCTCTGGCCCAACTAACTGACCCCACTGAATACCTGAAGCGTCTTGCAGCCGGTATGGGTATCGATACCCTCAATCTAATCAAGACTCCTCAAGCTGTAGAGCAGCAGAAGCAGGAAGCGATGAATCAGCAGAAGGAACTCTCCATCACTGATCAGACCGCTGCCCTCGCCAATACTCCAATGATGGATCCCACCAAAAACCCCCAAATGGCGAATGGAGAATCAAACCCCCAGCAAGCCGGTCAAGGCCAAGCCGACCCGACTAGCTCCCCAACCGGCTGAAGTCTCTGAAGAAGAGATTGTAGCTAACCCTAACAAATACGCTAAACGTATCAAGATTGGTAGGCCCACTCTAGGCCGCTCAACCAGTTTTGTTGAATCGTTTGGCCTCAACAACCTTCGTGTACTAACTGCAGATGGCCAACACCCTGACCTACGACCCGAGTAACGATCCTGAGATCACTGCTGCTGAAGAGGAGCGTGATGCTGAACTTCTGAGCATTGGCGAAGGTCTCCAAAATGCTCAAGATACTCTCCTTGCTGGAAAGTTCCAGGATGCTGAGGCTCTTGAAAAAGCCTACATTGAACTTCAAAAACTCACAAGTCGTAAGTTTGCAGCCAAATCCACTGAGGATGAACTTTCTCAGAATGAGGAAGAGGGCGACCCTACCGATGACGAAGAGCAAAATGATCTTGAAGATGAGGAGGATGAGTCTTCTTCCTTCCTTAATTCAATCTTTGACGAGATCAACGAGCTGGGCTCACTTAGTCAAGAAACTGCTGATGCCCTTGGTGAGGACGTTGCCCAAGCCCTTGAAACCCTTGCAGCCAACCAACAGCAATCAGTAGCACTGAGCCCTGATGAGACCCTTCAAGTTCAGTCTATTGTTGGTGGACCTGAAGCCTACGGGCAGATGATCCAGTGGTCAAGTTCTAACCTTAGTCAAGGGGAACGAGACGCATACAACGAGGTGATGGACAGTGGAAACATCAATGCCATCTATTGGGCAGTAAAGGGTCTCCAGTCGAGCTATCAGAATGCTGTCGGCTACGACGGTCAGATGCTTCAAGGGCGATCCGCATCAAACGATGGTCAGACATTCCGTTCGATGGCTGAACTTGTACGTGCTCAATCTGATCCACGTTACGACAAAGATCCAGCATATCGTGCTGATGTTGAATCCAAACTAATCCGTTCAGTAAACCTCTAACGTATGTCATACTCTGCTGGGCCTACACAGTACTCTGGATCCTCTACTACTCAACGACCGCCGCAAGGTAGGTTTGTAGAGAGAATCCAGCAAGTCTACACTGCCACCCCAGGCACTGCTGTTTTCACTCTTACCTCAGCAGCTACAACTAACGCTACAAACGTCAAAGCATCCAACGGGAACCTGCTCGCTATCCTGGCTAATAACGCCTCCGCCTCTGCTAGGTGGATCAGGCTTTACAACAAAGCAACTGCACCTACTGTTGGTACTGATACCCCGATCGTTGTCATTCAGATCCCTGCATCTAGTTCAAAGGAAATCACCCTAGATCCTGGTGTGATCTTCAGTAATGGAATCGGCATCGCAATCACTGGTGCTGCTGCTTTACTGGATACCACTGCAGTTGCTGCCAACGATGTGCAGGTTGCTCTTTCCTACGTCTAACCTGAACAACAAGGCTTACTATGCCATTAGGATTCGATCCGGCCAGGAAGACAGCCTTCTCCCCAAGTAGCCTTGCTACAGCGGTCAACCAAGCTATAGGGAATTTACTTATCAGTGCTATTGAGGCTAAAATGCCAGCACTGGTTAATGGTGCAATTCCCGTAGTACAGATATCCACATTGTCCAATGCTAGGTTGGTGCGATGTGATAGCACCTTATTCACGACAGTCTACGTCGGTAAGGCTCCTTTGAATACTTCTGAGAGTAGTGCAGGCTGGTCAATCATTCGGACTACATACTCATCTATTGGCGTCCTTCAGACCTCAAAAACTGCTACCGGAGCTTGGGCCAGCAGATCCACCCTAACTTACACATAAAATGGCAATTCAAAACCCCCAACCTCCCCAGATTGACGGCGTGACGTATGACCTGCTGGGTGTGCAACTGGCAATGTCAACGATTGTGCATCAAGAGCAGATGAAACTGACGATTGCGGTGACATTTACACCCTATCGAGATGGCGCCGCAGGACCGGAAATCCTGGAAGAAGGGAAGCAAACACTTGTCTATGGAGATGCGATTGCTCAGGCCGCAGATGATCCAGCCCTGGCGCGGTTCCTTGGAATCCTGGAGGCCGCAGCACAGCGGTTCGTCAATGAGAGGGTGTAGTAGAAATGGCTAACATTGCGGCAGCACAAAACGGAGACTTTTCAGCTACATCAACGTGGGTTGGTGGTGTTGTGCCTGGCTCTGGTGATGTTGCTTATGCCAATACG